TTAACTATGGGAAACTCCTTTCTCCCAGTTCTGCACGGTGCGCTCGTTCTTCCCTATCAAAATCGCCATCTCGCGTTGGCTCAAACCCGCTTTCACACGCGCCTTTGCCAGAGCAGCACCAATTTTCGCAGCTGTAAAATAACTCATACACACCCTTCCCCCTCAAATATAATGCGTGAAAAAAACAAAAAATGGCGCAGAAAAAATCTGCGCCATTCGACAAAATTTTCTCTGATTTCATTTTCCAATGGCGCATGGTAGAATTTGGTACATAAGTTGACACAATTACCAAAAATCAGGAGGAAAACAAAATGAAAAACGGTCAAACCAGCAACAAAGACCCGGAAATGACCATCATTGACGGAATGCCCGCCAGCGTGCTTACCGGCACAGCCAAAACCCCGCAACCTTGGGAGGATTGAACCATGACCAACAAAAAGACCGCCTGCTTCTGCAACCACATCCGCGCCGCGCTTGCCTGTTACGTTGATATGACCCCGGAGCAGCAAGCCCTTGCCGCCATGTACGCCAACCGCAAGATCACCGGCTTGCACACCCTGCGCGCCGCAGCGGTAAGCCCCGGCGGGGAGTGCGCCGCCAAGTTGTTGCAAAAAATGCAGCAGCTGGACAACGGCGACCAGTAACAAAGCGCATATTTTGCGCGAAGTAAGCGTAAACCGCGCGTTTTTCGCTTAAAAGTGCGCGTAAATCGCGCGATTCAGCGCAAATGTCAAATTTTCAGCGCATTTTTGCGCAATTAAAACCGATTGACGATTACGCCAAACGGTTGTACAATGCAGTTGTAAGCAAGTTTACAGGCCAAGCAACTGAGATTTCTTTGCGTTGTACTCCGCTTCCGTGATGGCCCCCATATCCAGTAGCTGTTTAAACTTTAAAAGCTCATCAGCGGCGCTGGGGGCAAGCGGAGCGGCAGCCT